TCATAGTGTTTTCTCCTTATTGTTTATAGTATAGTTTAATTGGTTCATTTTTTTCTTGTAACATAATGGTCATTACAAAAGACGATACACCTAATAGAGCGAGTATAAACCCAATCATATAGTTGTCTGCTTCTACCGAACCAACGGCAAAGACCATTAAAAAAGTACCTAGTGTGGCTAATATTGTTATCATATTGTGTTTTCCTTATCGTAATTGTTCAAGTTGATAAAATAACTTGTAGTTTTTACCATCTTTTGTTTTTGACCATTTTTGTAAATCAGTCTTTATCATTTTTTTTAGATTTTCTAAAGCCTTTTCTTGTTTATATTCTTCATAGTTGACTTTTTTAAGACTTCCGTCATTTTGTTTAACTAAAGCATACGTAATGTTATCTACTTTTTCTGTCATAGTGTTTTGTCCTTTATTGTTTTTCATAATATACATATAGAATACACTATAAATAGCTAAAAGTCAAGCAAAAGTGGCACAAAAATAAGAAAAAAATGTTAAAAATCAGTGTTTTATTACTATGTTTGTTCTTTCTTTGTTCTTGTTCTGTAAAAAATTGCAAAATTGCACCAAATTACAAGGAAATTGGCGAATCAGCGTTAAAAAATACTACAAATTTAACGGAAATTGAAGTAAGAAGCGGAAAAATCGCTTGTGATTACTGATAAATAATTAAAAAGAGAGAATTTTATGGAAAATTGTCAAAATTGCGGACATTCTTGTCATTGTAAAGAAATTTGTACTCAAAAAGTAGTAAATGAGTTCAATGAGTCATATGATATTGAGTGTTGTAAACAATGTCGTCATAATGAGGAGAAAAAATAATGGCTAAAAAGAGTAATACAGTAAGTGCCTTCAAAAAAGAAGGTAGAAGAAAGAAAAGAGCAGGTCGTCATTCAAAAGCCCACAAAGGACCTAAAAAATCTGAAAGAGGCCAAGGTACACCAAGATAATGCCGGCTATTTGTAGAGAAGGCGACAGTTTATCAACAGGACACGTTTGTACCAGTGTAACAACACTAGATGTTCCTGGCCAATCTACAGTAAAAGCTAATGGAATATTAATTGCGAGAGTTGGAGATCCAACAGTGTCACATACACATCCTCCAGCACCACCTTGCCCGCCACACGTAGCATATGTAAATATTGGTTCGCCTACTGTTCGTATTGCTGGCGCTTTTATTGCTAGAATAGGAGATTCAGCAGATAGTGGCGAAATGATAAGTGGTTCTTCAAATATCTTTGTTGGATAATGGATAAATATTATAACTATGGCAAACTATGATGCATCAATTACCAATAAAAGTAAACGTAGCACCAGGATTTATAAAGATTTAGATTTAAATTTTACTAGAAATCCTGTTACTAATGATATATTAAGAATTGAAGATGTTGACGCTGTAAAGAGAAGTGTACGAAATTTAGTACAAACAAATTTTTATGAAAGACCATTTCATCCTGAATTAGGATGTGGTATTAGAGGATTGCTTTTTGAAAACTATAGTCCAATTATTGGCATATTTTTAAAGAGAAAAATCGCTGAAGTTATTAATAGATATGAGCCTAGAGTTTCATTAGTAAATGTTACCTTAGATGATGATCCGGATAGAAATAGATTAAAAGTTTCTCTCTATTTTTATGTTCAAAATATACCCGATCAAGTGGTTGTGGAAACATTTTTACAAAGGTTAAGATAATATGGCAAGTAACAAGTTAACAGTTTCAGATTTAGATTTTGACTCTATAAAAACAAATTTAAAAACATTTTTACAAAGTCAATCAGAGTTCCAAGATTATAATTTTGAAGGATCAGGTTTTTCTATTCTTTTAGATTTATTAGCGTACAATACACACTACCTAGGTTTCAATGCTAATATGTTGGCAAATGAAATGTATTTGGATAGTGCTGACATCAGAAAAAATATTGTATCGTTAGCTAAGATGTTAGGATATACTCCTACTTCAGCAAAAGCTCCTACAGCATCAATTAATATTTTAGTTAACAATGCCTCAGGTTCTTCCTTGACAATGAACAAAGGAACTGTTTTTTCATCTACAGTTGATGGAACATCCTATCAATTTGTAACAAATGCTTTTCACACAATTACACCAAGTTCAGGTGTTTATACATTTTCAAGTATACCAGTTTACGAAGGTACTTTAACAACTTTTAAATATACAGTTAACACATCTGATCCAGACCAAAGATTTATTATTCCAAGTTCTAATGCTGATACTACAACGTTAACAGTACAAGTTCAAAATTCTTCAGGAGATACAACTTCGTCCACTTATACTCGTTCTACAACTTACACAAGTTTAGATAGTACGTCTAAAGTTTATTTTTTACAAGAAGTTGAACAAGGAAAGTTTGAAGTTTATTTTGGAGATGGTGTTATTGGCCAGGCGTTATCAGACGGCAATATTGTTATCTTAGAATATATTGTTACTAATAAAGATGAAGCTAATGGAGCTTCTACATTTGCCCTATCAGGTTCTATAGAAACATTTTCAAATGTAAGTATTACAACTGTTTCTTCGGCACAAGGTGGTGCTGAACCACAAACAAAAGAATCAATACGATATAATGCCCCATTACAATATGCTAGACAAGATCGAGCAGTTACTACTGGTGATTATGAAACTTTGGTACAAGAAATTTATCCTAACGCACAATCAGTTTCAGCGTGGGGTGGAGAAGATGATGAAACACCGGTTTATGGTGTTGTAAAAATTGCCATCAAGGCGGCTTCAGGTTCTACATTAACAGACACAACAAAATTATCAATTGTAAATCAATTAAAAAAATATAATATTGCTTCTGTTAGACCAGAAATTATTGATCCTGAAACTACATCTATTCTACTAACTTCAAATGTAAAATACAATGCTAGGACTACAACAAAAACTTCAGATACATTGCAATCTGAAATTATTACAGCTTTAACAAATTACAATTCTAATACACTTCAAAAATTTGATAGTATTTTTAGATATTCAAAAATTGTAGAATTGATTGATGATGTTGATACTTCTATTCTTTCAAACATCACAACATTAAAAATTAGAAAAACATTTACGCCTACTATTAATTCATCTACAAGATATGATGTTTACTTTAGAAATTCTTTATACAATCCACATTCTGGTCACAAAGCTGATGTCGGTGGTATTTTAAGTTCTACAGGTTTTAAAATCACTGGCGATACAACAAATATATATTTCCTTGATGATGATGGTATTGGTAATATTAGAAGATATTATCTAGTTGGTGCTGTTAGAACATATATAAACAATTCACAAGGAACAATTAATTATTCCACAGGTCAACTTACCATTAATTCTTTAAGTGTATCTACAGTCGAGAATATTAGAGGATCTGCTTCTACTACAATTGAATTAACGGTACAACCTAATTCAAATGATGTAGTACCTGTAAGAGATCAAATATTGGAAATAGATACTGCAAATTCATCCATAACAGTTCAAGCAGATACTTTTGTAGGAGGTTCAGCAGGAGCTGGTGTAGGTTACACAACAACAAGTAGTTATTAATGGCTAATTTTTACGATAAAATATCTCAACTGATTAATAGTCAGGCTCCCGAGTTCGTAATAGAACAACATCCCAAATTTTTAGAGTTTGTAAAAACGTATTACACGTTTATGGAATCTTCCGAATTGGATGTAACTTCCGTTCAGACTACAGACGGTATTCAATTAGAAACAGAAACAGCACAAGAAAATGAATTATTATTAGATGGTTCTCGTATTGATACCGATAGAACTCAATTAGACGCTGGCGATAAAATACTTTTAGAGAGTTCTGCTTTTGGTAAATTTACAAGAGGAGAAGTAATCACAGGCCAAACTTCAGGTGCCACATCAACCGTTCTTACCGAAGATTTAGATAATGGTCGTTTGTTTATTTCAGCTCAAGATAAGTTTATTATTGGAGAAACTGTTTTAGGAAGTTTATCCAGTGCTAGTGCCATTATTAATAATTATAAACCTAATCCTGTAACTAACATACAAGAGTTATTAAATTTTAGAGATCCTGATAAAGCAATTTCTAATTTTTTAACTAAGTTTAGAAATGAATTTTTAAATACACTACCTGAGTCATTAGATAATGAAGTTGATAAAAGAAAATTAATTAAAAATGTAAAATCATTATATAGAGCAAAAGGTACAGATAGAGGCCACCAATTATTTTTTAAATTACTATTCAATTTAGATTCCGAAACCATTTATCCTAGAGAACAGATGTTAAGAGCATCCGATGGACAATGGGATTCCAAATTGATAATGAGAGCTATACAATTCAGCAATCAATTATCTTCAGGCGATACTGCCAATTTGGTAGGTAGAACCATTACTGGAGAAACCTCTGGAGCTACAGCTATTATAGAAAACGTATTTAAATTTCAAATAGGTGAGAATCAAGTTACTGAATTTATTTTAAACGAAGATACCATCACAGGTACATTTCAAACAAGTGAAGTTCTACAAGGAACAGCTACAGATGATGATGATCTTTTTATCAAAGCTACAATCACAGGTATTCCAAATTCAATTACAATTACAAATAGTGGTTCACTTTATTCATCCGCTGAAACAGTATCTATAGTAGGTGGTGGTACTGGTGCTATTATTAACGTTAATGATATAGGGCGAGGAAGTTTAACTAATTTTTATGTGGACAATGGTGGTTCTGGTTACGTAATTGGTGATGATGTAATATTTAATAATACAAATACTGGAGGAGGAGCAGCACAAGCAAAAGTTTCTATTGTCAATGGTGGTATTGAAAATGAAGATGATTCTGGAGATAGAATTGTTTTAGAAGATGAAACTACATCTGGTGACGTTTATACAGGAAATGTTATTGTACAAGAAAGTGGATCAGGCGACATTACTGATATTAGAATTATAAATGCAGGTTCAAATTATTTATCTTTACCTATTGTAACTGTAGATGATACAAATGGTTCAGGTGCTTCTATCTTTACATATGGATCGGAAATAGGTAAAATACAATCTTTAAAAATTGTTGAAACAGGAGCTGAATATCAACAATCTCCTAGTCCACCAACCTTAACTTTAAAAACAAAATTATTAATATCAGAAGTATCAGGATCTCTACTTGTAGGAGATACAGTTACAGGAACAGCTATAGACTCAACTAGTGTTACTGCCACAATTTTTAATTTTGATACTGATAGAAATATTTTAACTTTATCCGATGCCACAGGCATTTTTGCTACGAACACTACAATAACTTCTAGTAATGCAACTACAGCTACAATTAAGATATTTGACCAAGCTACAGCAACTACAACAATTAGTTCTACAGCAGATACAGCTGGTATTTTTTTAAATGAAGACGGACAAGTATCAGAAACCACAATGAAAATACAAGATAGTTTATACTATCAGGATTTCTCTTATGTTATTAAAGTTGGTAGAACAATTAATGACTGGAGAGATAGTTTCAAAAAAACTATGCACTCATCTGGTTTTTATTTCACAGGTCAAGTTGATTTACAAACAAGAATAGATAATCAACTTCGAGGTGTTACAGGTATAAATTCAGGTGTTCCTCACGATGGACCTGCAATAATTATCAATACATTATTCTCTACTATTTTTGGTAGAAGATTAGGTACATTAACAGATGGTACTACATTGAGAGTAAATCCTCAAGTAGGTGTTGATCCTGATTTCTCAGATTCAACTATTACACCATTAGACAAAAATACAAGAGATGTTACACTAACTCAAATAGTTACTATTAACATACAATCAAAACCACGTATTATAGTAAGAGATGTTGAAATTAAATATGGTTATGCTGTTAATCCTCCTAGAATGAAGTCAATTAACAACTATGCCTTTAGTATGTTTAGTGGTAGTGGAAGTGCTCAGACAGGACCTGTAGGAAATGATAGTGTGGAGGCTACATATATACAACCTATGCAAATATCAGATTGGGCAAATCACAGATTGATAGGTACTCAAAACTCATCTTTTGATGGAGAGATAGTACAAATTAGAGATTATGCCGTAGATAATTTAAAAACTTATGTAGCTTTACCTACACAAATTACAATAAGCTACAGTTAACGAGTATAAATATAAATAAGATTTAAGAGGAGAATATGCCAGCAATTATAACAAACAAATTTAGAATCCATAATCAGGAACAATTTGTTGAGTCTTTTACAGAAGCTTCACCAAATGTGTACTATATGGGTATTGGTAGACCACAAGCGTGGGCTACGTCCACAAGAGGTGACAGCCGTACACAATATCAAGGCACAGATACCTCTCCATTAACACCAGTTGATTCAATATCACAAGAATTTAACGTATTTCCGGATCTTCTAGCTGCTAAAAAAATTGCAAGTACAGATATTACAAAGGTTGTTCCAAGAAGAAATTGGGCAACAGGAACAGTTTATGACTATTACAGACACGATTATGGACACTATGTTACAGGTTCAACATCAAGTGTTGTAACAGCAGATAGTGGAGCTACGGCCCTATACGATTCATCTTTTTATGTTTTAAATAGCAACTTCAATGTCTATAAGTGTTTAGATAATAATAGTGGAGCTAATTCAACAACAGAACCTACTGGTACATCTACTTCGGTGTTATCAACAGCTGATGGTTATAAATGGAAATTTATGTATTCATTAACAGCAGCTCAAAGAACAAACTTTTTATCTATAGATTTTATGGCAGTTGCCACAGATTCAACTGTTTCTTCAGCCGCTACAGATGGAATAATAGATGTTGTAAAAATTAAAACTGCTGGATCAGGCGGAACAAACGGAACACATACAGGCATAGCAATTAGAGGAGATGGTTCTTCGGGAACTGTTTCTGTTACTATTTCTGGCGGTGCTGTTAGTGCTGTTACTGTATCTAATGGCGGTTCAGGATATACTTTTGGTTATATTCGTGTTGCTGATATTAACGCAGCTGGCGGAGGTTCACTGACAGGTTCAGAATTAGATGTAATTATAGGACCAAAAGGTGGCCACGGTTTCAATGCGATAACAGAATTAGGTGGTTTCTTTGTAATGTTAAATACAAACTTTGAAGGAGCTGAAGCCGCAAACTCTGGTGACTTTTCAACAGCAAATGATTTTAGAAGAATTGCATTAATGAGTGATATTGAATCAGGAGGCTCAGCTGCTTCAGCAACAACTTTAAGAGGTACAAAGGCAGTTCTAGTAACTAGTCCTTCAGGTACATTTACAGTAGATGAAGAAATCAACCAAGCAACAACAGGTGCTACAGGTAAAGTTGTAGAGTGGGATGCTTCAAATAATATTCTTTATTATATACAAACAAGATTCAATGACGCTGGTATAGACAGTAACGGTAACTTAACTGCTTTTTCTGGTACAAACACAATTACAGGACAAGATTCAGGAGCTACTGCTGTTCCTTCTAGTTCATCAACTACAGTTGATAGTATAGTATTTACAAGTGGTTATAATTCTGGTGAGATTGACGCTGATAGTGGTAATGTACTATATATTGAACACAGATCACCTATTACAAGAGCGGCCGATCAAACAGAAAATGTTAAATTAATAATTGAATTTTAGAGGGAAATAAATGCCAAGTCCAACAGACTTTAACCTCTCGCCATATTATGATGACTTTACCGAGTCGAAGAAGTTCCATCGAATACTTTTTAGACCAGGTTTTGCTGTCCAAGCGAGAGAATTAACACAATCACAAACGATCTTACAAAATCAACTTGAAAGATCAGGAGATCACTTCTTTAAAAAAGGAGCGATGGTTATTCCTGGAGAGATTGGTTTTGATGTTAATTATTATGCTGTAAAAATATCAAGCATACAAAGTGGCATAGACTTATCTTCATTTAATAATATAACTTTAACAGGTGGCACTTCAGGTGTACAAGCACGTGTAATCAATTACTCTGTTACAGATGGTACTGATCCAGACACTTTATTTGTAAAATATGTAAATTCAGGAACATCAAATACAGCAATAGCTTTTTCAGACGGAGAAACATTAACTGGTACTGCAACATTAAGTGGTACACCAACAGCAATTACTTGCGTTGTTGACACAACAGCAATAGGTTCAGCAGCAACAATTGTTGCTGGCGTTTATTATATTAATGGATTTTATGTACAAGTTGATGCTCAAACAATTATCTTAGAAAAATATACAAACAGGCCTTCTTATAGAATTGGTGTAACGATTACAGAATCTTTTGTAACTCCAAATGATGACGCTTCGTTAAATGATAATGCGGCTGGTTCTTCAAACGTAAATGCTCCAGGCGCTCATAGATATAAAATAAATTTAACATTAGCTAAAAAAACTTTAGTTACAACAGAAGATGCAAACTTTTTGGAGTTATTAAGATTAGAAAATGGTATTAGATCAAATCAGGTTACAAGCACAGAATATAATATTTTAGAAGATACTTTTGCTAGAAGAACATTTGATGAGTCTGGCGATTATACAGTAAGAGATTTCGAATTAGATGTTAGAGAACATTTGCAATCAGGTACAAACAGAGGTATCTACCCAGCTGTTGATGGCGGAGATGAAACTAAATTAGCTGGTGGTATTGGTCCAGGTAAAGCATACGTACAAGGGTACGAAATAGAAAATATATCTACAAGATATGTTAATATTGATAAGGCTAGAGATTTTAGTACAGATAATAATTTTAATACAAGATTTAATTTAGGTAACTATGTTAATGTTACAAACATTTATGGTTCTCCTGATATTGGATTCGTTTCAGGTGACGTAGAAGCTTTTAAAGTTGTAAACTTGTTTAGTAAAAAAACAGATACTAGAGGTACTGCTCAATCAACTTCAGGTTCGGATGTTCCTCAAATTGGTCGTGCTAAATCAAAAGGTTTTGAATATATTAGTGGTACTTCATCAGGAAATACTTTTGCTAGCGCTTCACTAACAAGTGCTGTTTATAAACATTATTTGTTTGATATTAATATGTTCACTCACATTAATATTTTAACATCACAATCATTTACAACTGGCGAAACAGTTACAGGATCAACATCCAGTGCTACAGCTATAGTTCAATCAATTACTTCTGTATCAACCAAAACAATTAACAGTATTACTGTAGCAAGTCCAGGTGTTGTTACAATATCTGCTGGCCACAATTATCTCGAAGGTCAACAAGTTACAATATCAAGTGTAACAGGTTTTGAAATTGATTCAGTTGTTCAATCGGCAGCTAAAGTATTTACAGTTAAAAATCCAACAGCAACAACATTTGAATTATATGATACTGATGGAACATCTTCTACTAATGTAACAGCTTATACTTCAGGCGGTTCTGTTGCTCACGGAGTTGTAGTAGTTTCAAATGTAAAAGGAACATTTAATGCTGGAGAAACAATTACAGGTAGTGTTTCATCTAATACAGCGATTATTCAGGCAAATGTTCTAGGTTTTGATGGCGTAAGAAACTATGACTTTCCTAGTGTTAAACAACTTGCTATGGCTGGTTCTCCAACTTATACGTCAGATACAGCTACAGATTCAACTTATGGAGATAACTGGCAAGTATTTGGTTCTATTTCAGTGGATAATTCTAGCACGGCAGTTACAGGATTTGGTACTTTATTTACAACAGAATTAAAAATTGGAGATACTATTACGTTTACTACAAACGCAGGCGATTCTCTAACTAGAATTATAGAATCAATAAGTTCAGATACAAGTTTACAACTATCGGCCGCTGTTGGTGGTAGTGATGTTTCAACAAAAACTATTGCTACAAGAAAACGAGGCAAGTTACAAGATTCAAATAAAAATGTTTCTATTTTTCCATTACCAAATGTTAGAGTAAAAACTTTAAAAACAGCAACAAATTCAGGAATTACTGATACTAATTTTTCAGTTAGAAGAAATTTCACAGGTACATTATCCTCAAATGGTGATGTTACAATTACTGCTGGAACAAATGAAACATTTAGTTCACTCGCTGAATTAGATTTTACAGTTTCAATAATGTCATTAGGTGCTGGAACTTCTGGTGCTGTAGGTGATGTATTAAGTTTATCGGGCAATAATCACGAAGGCGATCCAATATTTAATTTGGGTGGTTCACCGAGTGGTAAAACTTTAACACTAGATTTTGGTTTAAATTTTCAAGGACATAAAGTTAAAATTCTAGCAAGTGTTGATAGAGCGGTTGCTAATTCAAAATCAAAAACATTAAATTCAGGTTCAACTATTCAAAAATCAGGACAAGTTGAAATAGAATCAGGAACAATTGGTTTAGCCAAGGCAGATGTTTATGTAATTAATTCTGTTTATATGTCAGCAGATTTTTCAACTGACGCAACTGCAAGTGATACAGATGTTACAGATAGATTTACTTTAGACAATGGTCAAAGAGATAACTTTTATGATATTGGTAGACTAGTTTTAAACGCAGGAGAATTAACACCAACAGGTAGATTACTTGTTAACTTTGACTATTTTTCTCACGGTTCAGGTG